ACAATTCGTTCACCTTCAGTTACAGGTTTTGCTCTATGAGTTACCCTAGAATCAAAAACAATAGCAGATCCTAACCTTCTAGGTGCTGTTATATCATCACCCTTCCAATTTCTAATTTCTAACTCACCTCCTTCATACTGTGATTCATTTGATAGTTGAATACTTATACTTAATTTTCTGTCTAATCCAGGATGCCAACAAACCCCATAGTCAATATGCCATTCATAGTGTCCACCAGGTCTATATTTTAATATTTGAATATCATACTTATCTGATAGATCATATTGATAATACTGAATATTAACGTCATTAATTACATTCCTGACAGCATGATAAAATACAGATGATTGATCTGGAACGAATATTTCACAAGAACGATAGTTAACTTGCTTTACACCATACTCATCAGTATATGATTGTGCGTTATCTCTATATGCAATTTCAGGAATCTGAGCAAGGAAATCTGTCATTTCCATTACCCTATTGGCAACAACTTGTGTAAAGTAATATGGTTTTATTCTTTCTTGTAGTTGTTGCCTGTAAAGTTCACGATGCATTCCCATTTAATAATTCCTCTTCACATTCTTTAGCAAAATCTTGTGCCATATTTCCACCTATCTCTGCTCCTTGATTCATTCCAACCATAGTAGCAGCACCAGCAAGAACCCATCCTATTATAGGAACAGATGCAATTCCAGTTTGAGTAACAGCAGCAGTTCCTAATGCACCACCTACTATTCTTCCTGTTCCTTCTCCACCACCTTTCTTCTTAATACATGCAATCATCTCAGGACTCATACCACCACCGTCACTCTGTGATGGAGAAACATAATACTGCTCATGCTTAGATATTTTTGCTTTACCCATTCCCAAGAATCCAGCAGGTCTGTCAACTCCTTCAGACTTGACTAGTACTCTAGGGTCATGTGCTCTATAATTTATACTATATCCTTCCTTATTTGCTACAACACTGTAAGATGTATATTCACCGATAGGTAAATTCAATTTAGGGAATGATTCCTTTCGAGCAATCATCCCTATCATTCCTATATGCGATATACCTAAGAGTGTTCCTAGACTTATACCTATCCATTTTTTCATAACAAAATCTCCAATTTATAGTATAACAGGTGGTTCTTCTTTCTTAGGTTGATTCGCAGCAGCAGTTAAATTAAGAGGTGCCTGTTCAATTCTAATGATTTGAGCAGGTGCAGTTTGTGATGCCTTCTCAATTAACTTCTCCATATCTGCTTTAGATACAGCAGGTGCAGGTGGTTTCCCTCCATTACCATTGTTCTTATTTTTAGCAGTCTGAACGCCGAATGTAGCTAAAACTCCCGTAAACACCGAAGCTATGAACGTGGGATCTATATTCTTCTGTGGGAAGTTTGGAATAGCAACATAATTTAAAGTCAAAATTCCACCCGACCAAACCAAGATACCAAGGCGAACAAATGTACTAATGATTGCTAATTGCTCATCATGATCTGGAACAATAGCATCAGCCATTTTTCCTATAATACCTTTAGGCTTTTCTTCTTGTACTTCTTCCTTTACTTCTTCAGAAGCTTCTGGAGAATCTACCTTTTCTTCTTTTACTTCTTCTGCCATGAAAATACAATGTCTCTAAGTTTATATAGACACAATATCTCCTATAACCCAAGATTTTAAACCATATCCTTCTATTCTTAACTGAACATCAACTGCTACATTCTGAGGAACTACTACACAATATCCAATACCAAGATTAAATACATTCTTCATTTCCTCTTCAGGAATCTCACCTGCCAACATAATTTTACTAAACACTTCTGGCATCTTCCAAGAATTATAATCAACTCTTGCTTTCAATCCATCAGGTATACATCTAGGAAGATTCTCTGGTATACCACCACCAGTGATATGTGCCATACCCATGATAGGAAAATCTTTTATTAAACTCTCAACCACAGGAGCATAGATGGTTGTAGGATTAAGAAGTTCTGGCATCTCTTTAAGAAATATCTTATGCCTCCATAACATATCCCTAATCAAACTAAATCCATTACTATGGAGTCCATTACTTTCTATACCAATAACAACATCACTTTCACGAATTAATCTACCATCTATTATTTGACTCTCTTCTACAATACCAGTACAAAATCCTGATGTATCTCTAATAGGATCTACCATTGATGAACGTCTTGGATGTTCTGCTGTCTCTCCACCCAATAAAGAACATTTAGATAACTTACACCCAACTGCTATACCATCAACTAATTCCCTCACCAACTCTCCATGAAGTTTTATATCTGATGTACAAATATAATCCAAGAAATATAATGGTTTTGCACCACATGTGATTATATCATTCACACACATGGCAACAAGATCAATACCTATACCATTCATTATAGATGGATTGCCAGTTGCTTCCAATTCAGCAACATGTATTTTAGTTCCTACTCCATCAGTACCAGAAACCAATACAGGTTTCTCATAACCTCCAGGAATTCTCATCATCCCATTAAAACCACCATATCCACCCAAGACCTCTGGTCTATGAGTGGATTTAACAGTTTCTTTAATTTGATTTACAAAAGCATCTCCTGCTTCTATATCAACACCAGTAGTTTTGTAATCCATTATTCATCATGATTATGTTGTAGTTTTCCAGACACCTCATATGCCTCTTTATTTCCACCGTGCCCATGAGCAATTCCCAGTTCATGCATTTTAGCATGTTCGTCAATAGGGTCACGTAAATCTACTTTACCTGGTCCTATTGTGAGATATAATCCATACCCCATAATAAAAAATAGTAATCCTACGATAATAAAAACTAAAATCATTTGCTTAATGTAAAAAGTGTCGTTTACCTGTGAATATCATAGTCATATTTAACTCATTGCAAGCATCAATAGATTCTTGATCTTTGATACTTCCACCTGGTTGAATGACTGCTTTAATACCATAATCATATGCGAGTCTTACGGTATCACCGAATGGAAAGAATCCATCACTTGCTAATGCAGCACCACTAACTTGAGTATATGCATTTAAAGCAATCTTTGCTGAACCAACACGATTCATTTGCCCTGCTCCAACACCTAATGTAGCACCATCACTAGCAACTAAAATAGCATTAGAACGAACATGACGACAAACCTTCCATGCAAATGTAAGATCAATTCTTTCTTGAATAGTTGGTTGACGTTCTGTTACAACCTTCCAATCATCCACATTTGCTGGTTCATTATCCTTTTGCTGAACCAATACTCCACCAAGAATACTTCTAACGTTATATGGTTTTAGTTGAATATTATCTATATCCAACTCAAGTAACCTTAAGTTCTTTTTAGCAGCAAGTATTTCCTTCGCTTCATCACTAAATGATGGAGCAACGATACATTCATAAAAAGCACCTGTTATTTCATTAGCACACTCAGTATTTACCTCTCTATTCAAGGCAATGATTCCACCAAAGCAACTAACTCTATCAGAATCTAATGCTCTCTTAAGAGCCAAATCTATAGTTTGTGCTATAGCAACTCCACATGGATTAGTATGCTTAATTACAACAGCAGCAGGTTCATCAGGAAATTCCTTTACTGTTGATACTGCTGCATCTAAATCTATGAGATTGTTATAACTTAACTCTTTACCTTGCAATTGATTTGCTGATGATAATCCATGTTCTGGATAAACACACCACGTTGCATTCTGTTGGGGGTTCTCACCATATCTTAAAGACTGTTTGAACTTTAACCCAGTTAATAATTTAGAAGAATCTAATTTCATAAAAATTATAATTTCATTTATTATACCAATAAAAAAGGGTTCCGTCAAGGAACCCATTTGATCCATCTCGAACCATTTTATTTATAGATACTCTTTCCGAGCATGATGTTCAGGAACTATCTTCTTCAACTCCACGGTGAGGAGTCCGTCTTCAAACTTGACGGATCCAATCTCCGTATCGTCGGAGACCGTCCAAACTCGTTTAAAACTTCGTTGGGCCAATCCTTTATGGACAAACGTTCCATCAACTTCTGATTCTTCTTTCTTGCCTTCGACATGTAACTTTCCAAACTCCGTGAAGACTTGTAGCTCATCTTTCTTGAACCCCGCAAGGGCGATCTCAAGTTTCGATTCATGATTATTTAATTGTACCAAATTGTATGGTGGATAATTCTCTTTACTTGATTCATCCCAAAATCTATTGAGATAATCATCTAATCCTATGCTGTTACGATTAATCTTCTCTATAAGTTCTGGAAGATTTGCAGCATGGTACCTTTGAAGGTTAGTCATTTTCTTAGCTCCTTTTTAAGCGAGTTTGTGTTGAGTGGATCCTTTCGGCATCCACTACTATTTAACCACAAATACTTTAAAAGGTCAGTGTTGTATACCGACTAATCAGATTCGGTTTCCTGTGGCTTAGTCTTCTTACCAATATTATACTTCTGTTCCAGTATCCAATCACCCTTATCTTTATATGCAAGAACCTTAATTTGATTAAGAGGTGCTATATCAGTAACACCATCTTCCTTTACGATAGATATAAGACCCCAATCAGAAAGAAGACGAGTAATACGATTCCGACGCTGAACGTCATTAATAGTAAGGTTAGCATGTTTCCCATCAAGAGCGAAGAGTTCCTTGAAGTGAACAATATAGTATCTTCCCTGCTTATGAAGAATATGGCAGGACTGATATAATTTCTTTTCCTTTCTAGATGCTACACCAATTCTTGTTAAGGTTTCTCTAACCTTTAAGAAATCATCTGGTTCATTTAGAACCACCTCTACCATCTGATCTTGCGACCAATTGACAGTAGGTTCCACCGTTGCAGTCATTTCATTCCTCCAGTATCAAGTCGTTGTTTAATAAATTTGATTTGTTCAGGTGTTAATATTTTCAAAGCATTTGCTGCTTTTTCGTTACTATAACCATAGTATTGTTTGATGATTTCAAGATCTGTGACTTTATCCTTACGGAGCCAGGGACTGAATCTCTTCTTTTTCCTAAGTGTATTTAGATAAAAAGAATATTGCATATCTTTATCTAGGAATGAATACTTATTCATTTCATTAGCAAACATAATACAATCAAGATGTCCTGACAAACAACGATTAATTATATAAGGAGAATATGATTTAATTTCCTGTGGATCTTCAGGAGTTTCCTTTGTAAAATTAATTGAATTTAACCAATCTTTTAATTCCATACTGCCTCCAAAGGAGTTTGTGGGACAATAGAATAATTAGTCACCAACAACTCAGTTTTAACATTCTCATTAGTTCCTTTATCTCCACGATGAGCCATAGAATACCTCAACTTCCACTCCTTTAGATTGTAGTTTTTATATAACTCTTTAAGTCTATCATTAACATTATAGGTAATCATAAACTTGTGGACACAATTATAAACGTCATCAGCAAACCTATCATGGTCAAATGATTTATGCATCTCACGATTCTTTCCATATAGAAAATCCTTAATATCATAAGGGGGATCTAAGAATATAAATGTATTACCTGATCCATGTGCTTTCATCACTTCCGAATAATCAATATTAGTTATCTTCCAATTTTTAATTAACTCAGAAAACTGTGCAAGTTTATCTGCTCCTACAAGAGAGAAATTGGAATTAGATGCAGTCTGTGAAAATGTGCTGTTCTCTGTTAGACCAGAAAAACTACACTTGTTCATTATAAAGAATGCTACTGCTTTCTCAAAGTCATCATAGGTATCAATCTCTTCCTTATACTTATTAAATAGTTCTTTTGCCTTCTCAGTTACTTTATCCTTCTCACCCTCATCCAACGTCCTCTGCTTCTCTTCTCTGACCCTCTCAGACAGTTCTTCACCTCTATCCCTCAACTGTACCCAGAAGTTATATAAAGGCACATAGAGATCATTAATCCATACTGGTATGTCTGGATTGGATTTAGTTACTTCAATAGCAATAGATCCACCACCTATAAAAGGTTCTCTATATTCTGAAATTGTTTTAGGAAACCAAGGTGATAATGTTTTAATTGCTTTAGATTTTCCACCAGGATATCTGAGTGGAGTCTTCAAGGCTTTCATTGTGTAATTTTAGCAATATACTGATAAATTAAATCCCACTTAAACTCATAAGTATTTCCCATTTCATCTTGAAGATAGAATGGAATATTGGGATGCATCATCTTAGCACGATAATAATGATTGACTACATTATAATCATCATCAATACGTCTTTGTTCTTCTAGTTCTTCTTCAGTCATCATGTGTATGATTGTCCAATTTACCAGACATCACATATGCATCTTTATTACCACCATGACCATGTGCTATTCCTAGTTCATGCATCTTGGCATGTTCATCAATAGGATCACGTAAATCTGTCTTGCCTGGTCCTATTGTAAGGTACAGTCCATACCCCATAATAAAGAACAATAATCCTACGATAATAAAAACTAAAACCATTAGTAATACCTCCGTCCGTCGTAATCTCGGCCTACTTCTACTTCAACAGCATCAAATATTCTAAGTAAAGAATTTGCAAATATTCTATATCCAGATCCAACATAAAGTTGACCTGCCACTACAGAAAATGTTGCAATACCCCAGAAGATATAATAAAATCTGGACTTCACTTGGTTTCTCACTTTTTCTTTACTAATCATAATAATTACTACTTGAACTCACATTCTACCATAATCTCTGTCAAACATGCAAGCATATTTATCTCTTGATCTGCAACAAAAGCGATTTGGTACTGATACTTAGCAAGTATGAGAACAGCAGCAGGGATGGTAGAAGGAACCAAGGAAGTGTAAAGACTATCGTAAATACGACGTAGTAAAACAGCAGGATCGTTGTCCAAGTTATTGACACACCATTTACGTACTTCCGTAAAGTTCTTTTCTTTGAGATTTTTAATGAGATCATTTACCTTTACATCACTAAAGTGTGCCAGTATACCAGTATCTATCTTACCACCAACAGAGTATCTCTGACACTCATTAAGAACCCTTCTCCAATCAGGGAAATGTTTATTAATGAGTTCTGCTAGGACTTTCTTATCTGCTTCTATTCTTTCTTGTTCTAATATACTTACTAATCTTCCGAAGAATTTTGCTGCGATTTCTTGTTTAGATTTTCCCTGAATACCAAACTCAACCACAGCACATCTCGAATGGAGGGGCTCAATGATTTTATTTTTGTAATTGCACGTGAAAATGAATCTGCAGTTGTTGGAGAACTCCTCAATACTCGCTCTAAGAAGGAGTTGTACGTCGGGAGTGGTATTGTCTGCTTCATCGATGATGATGACTTTATGCTTTGCCTCAGACGAGAGAGAGACTGTTGACGCGAAGTTCTTCGCATTGTTCCGAACAGTGTCAAGAAACCTACCTTCATCCGATCCATTAATGACATAATAATCTACCCCTAACTGATTGCATAATGCTTTTGCTACCGTAGTCTTCCCAACACCAGGAGGCCCAGAAAGAAGCATATTCGGTATCTCACCTTTATTTAGAAAATCACTAAAGGTTTTCTTTATATTCTCTGGAAGAATACATTCATCAATTGTTTTGGGTCTATATTTTTCAACCCAGATAAAGTCACTCATAAGTCATTCCAATGACGGATTACACCCGCAACAATAAAACAATTAGTGATGAGATAAGTAAGAAAGATGCCAGATCGAACAAGGAGTACAATATTATCATACCTCTTGGTCTGTGCATCAGAGAACGAACCCAATGCATACTTCCATACCCTCCACAATTTTATCATTCAGTTTTAGTAACTTTTTTAGCAACCTTCTTTACAGCATCAGAAGGTAGCAATGCAGCAATTACTAATCCTAAAAGAACCGCAGTAAGAATCTTACTAGAAAGTAACTGTAGTATCAAAATAAGTAAAGCACTTATTCCAAAAGTTTGCCACTTATCTTTAATATAAGAAGTTACCTTCTCAACTGTAATTGCTGATTTTGCATTAGCCATAATAATTAACCAAAAGTTGAATCTGGTTCAAGAGCAATAAAGTATGTTAAATCATAATTCTTACTAGTGAACCTAGATATATTTTTCTGACAACAAACAACATCATAAGTACCAGGAAGAATCTTAATATTTTCTACCTTAAAGTTAAATGAGAATGTAGAATCAGTCTCACCAACTACAACAGAATAATCGTTTGATGTTTCATTCTTTTTATCACGAATAAGAACTTTAACAACACCATCTCCACCTTCTACAGATAAATCAGGAAGTTGATAGATTGCTGCTGCTTTAAGTAACTTATCTAATTGATCAGTGCTTAACTCAAAAGATACATCTTCAGTAGGAAGTGTTATTGAATCTTCTGGTGGAGTAATAATTACACTAGGATCAGCAAAGAAGTACTTGGAGCGAGATCTACCTTCTTTAATTACAACATAATTATCAGCCTCAAAATTGAGTTCAGGATCATTATGAAGAGATAAACCATTTAGATACTGGTTAAGATCATAGATTCCAAAGTCCCTTGGGAACTCTTCTTCAATACTTGCTTCAGCAAGAATATTTTTCATCACACTAACTGTGCGAAGTTTAGAACCCCTTTTAAATAGCATCGACTGATTAATAGTCGAAAAGTTTTTAAGAAGTGAAAGAGTTTTGTCAGAAAGTTTCATAACCACGGGTCGGAGTTTCATTTAATTGCCCACTAAAGTGATAAAGTAGGAGGGAATAGTGTAATGCTTTTAGTATATCACGTTTTGCTTGTCCCTTCTTGTCGTAACGACTCAAGTACTTGATCGCATTAGATCTACAGAATGATTCTGCATCTCCTACAGATTCTATAAGATCAAGTGTTTGGACGTTATTATTATCAGAAGTATAATGTCCACCATAAGTGGTAGAAATATAATCCTGAAGAGCCTTGATGGACTCATCTTCTTTGTATTTTCTAATTGTTGTTCTGTCTTCTATTCCAGAAGGTGTTTGGATAACTTCTTTATCCAAAGATCCTGATTTTCTTCTTGTTACAGTTTTACCACCATCAGGTGATTCATAAACCCAAACATCACGATCATATTCAGGAACCTTTATAGTAAGTTCCTCTGCCTTACCTGTAACCTTTTCCCCCATCATATAATCAAAGGCATCTGTGAAGGGATTCTTTGCATCAGGATCATTACGATTGTAATCATACCATGCATCAGAATGTTCATAGGAATCTAAATTGATATCACTAGGAACATTCACAACCCCTTCATCTGCACCTTCTATTCTAATTTCTCCTTCTGGTGACATACTCATGTCCTCTCGTTTAACAGGATAAGTTTTATCCATAGTACCATTAATTTCGTCATACAATAAGCTCCATGCATTAATCATACATCTTGTCCTCTAACTTGTCAAGATCTACATCAGCATCTACCTTATCATATAACTCAAGAAATGCTTGCTTAGTCTCATCATCAAATCTGTTTACACAAACTTGGATTGCTTTCATTTTATCTTTGAAGATGCTGTAAGCACGAACTATGTGAACCAATCTACGAGTACTAATAATCTCTTCGATACCACCATCATAGAATGTTTTACGAATGATGTCACCCCAATCAACTAAACGCTTCATAAAGTCAGTATCAGTTACACCTAGATTAGCAGCAATACCACCAAGAATCCTTTGCTCTATTTTTGGAGATGGATAATCCTGCTCAAATGTTACTGGGAATCTCTCAAGGAAGGCTTCATTGAGCACGTTAGTTCCAATAAATCTTCCGTCGTCTGAACCCTTACCTTTAGTATTTGCGGTTGCGATGACGTTGAATCCGTTTGCTGGTCTGACGAACTTTCCAATTTTTTTAAGGAAAACTCCGTTACCCTCAAGGATGGATTGGAGGCATAAGATTTTGTTCGAGGCGAGGTCAATTTCGTCAAGGAGCAAGATAGCTCCTCTGTTGAGAGCTTGAATAACGGGTCCGTCATGCCATACTGTGGCACCATCAACAAGACGGAAACCGCCAATAAGATCATCTTCATCTGTTTCGATTGTAATGTTTACACGAATAAGTTCTCTCTTTGCTAAAGCACATGCTTGCTCTACAGAGAATGTCTTACCATTACCCGATAGTCCTGTAATAAAGGTCGGATAAAATAATTTAGACGAAATGATTTTTTTAAGATCATTAAAAGGACCAAACTTAACAAAAGTATCATCCTTATCAGGTACAAGATTCTGTACTACAGGAGGTT